AAACTGGCGGAGCCCGTAGCCATAGATTCAGTTACAGCGACCCGCCACTACAACAGATTCCTAGCCGGGATGAGGATTATGCTGCGACAATTAGGTCATGCTTCCTACCAGAAGAAGGCGAACAATGGTGCAGCATAGACTACCGGCAACAAGAATACCGGCTCATAGTATTCGTAGCTGAAGTATTGAAATGCCGGGGAGCCAAGCAAGCCGGCGATAGATATCGAAATGATCCTTCTACAGATTTCCACGATTACGTAGCATCCATTACCCGGCTTCCGCGGCGTCGGGCCAAAGATGTTAACTTCGCTAAATCTTATGGAGCTGGAGTAAAAAAGTTCGCGCTTATGACTGGCATGAGCGAAGATGAAGCAATAACAGTCATGGACCAATATGATGCAGAACTACCTTTTGTTCGGGAAGCCGCTGAACGTTATAGCCGGATAGCAAAAGAACATGGGTATATCAAACTCATAGACGGAGCGCGTAACCATTTCAATTTATTTGAACCCAAAGAACTTAGAACTATAGTTAAAGACACGACTTCTTGCCATATGAAAGTATTACTAGAAAGATTGAGTGATCCCAATAGTACTTGGGGAAGAGCAAAAATGACTATGCATGATTTCAAATTAGCGTTTACTCGCAAAGCATTTAATAGAATGATTCAAGGGAGTGCTGCTCGGCAAGTAAAGAAAGCAATGGTTGATGTTTATAAAGCTGGATTCCAGCCGATATTACAATTACACGATGAATTGTGCTTTAGTGTGACTAGCCGGGATGAGGCGCTTGCTTGTGCCAAGATAATGGAGAAGGCAATGCCGATAATATCTATCCCAATGTTAACTGACGTTAAGCTCGGTCCTAGTTGGGGAGAGCTGAAAAAATGAAAACACACCCATCAAAAGTCGCATTAGATAACTGGTCTGTAGGATGGTTAAAATTGGAAGTAGCTAATCTAACAAAGAACCCACTATATATTATAATGACAGATGAAGAAAAGAAAACGCATAATCTTCCAGTAACTACGGAAGAAATGCGTGACTATATCCGTAATAAAGGAATGAAAAAATAATTTTCTTAGGGGGGTTGCCATCTTATAAAAGATGTGCTATGTAAGGAATGTTCAAACAAATAACGGGAGAAATCAAATGGTCGTACCTACCCCTACCCCTCATCCAGCTTCTGCTCCTGCGCCTGCTCCGGCGCACCCGGCTCCTACTCCAGTTCCTGCTCCGGCGCACCCGGCTCCTACTCAGCCTGCTGCTGGACAGCCACTGAATCCTCAGCCTGTTCAAGCTGAAGGCAAGCCCACGGCTGTGAAGAAGGAACCGAAAGCTCCGAAGGCTCCGAAAGTCCCGAAGCCCCCGAAGGATCCGGCTCTGGCGAAACCCCGGCTTCCGAAGTTCCCGGATACCGATGTTATCACCATCTTCAAGGAAAACGCCAAGTCTCGCACTGCCAATGATCGTTTCATGCGCTACACGACCGGCATGACAGTCAAGCAGTACCTTGACAAGATCAAGGAAGATTTTGGTCGTTCCGACGGCCAGACTTACGCCGATATGCGTTGGGACATGGAGCACAAGTTCATCCACATTGGGCCGACGGTTGTGGCAGTTCCGCCGCCTGAGCCAAAGCCTGAGAAGCCGAAGGCAGAAGCCACGGCTGCAACTCAGGCTACAACTCCGGCTCCAGCCACTGCTGCTCCTGCCGCAACTCCGGCTGCTGCTCCTACCCATTAATCATTAAGGCCGGGTCTAACGACCCGGCCATATTTGTGACTCATGAACCTGATAATAATTGATACTGAGACGTCGGACTTAGATCCAGACAAAGGAGCTAAGTTGTTAGAACTGGCCTGGATTGAACTGACCTACAACGGGACAATCTGGGAACAAACTCACGCATTCGAACGCTACATAGAACAACCGGCTAGTCTCGTACTAAATCCTCACGCGCAAGCCGTGCATCACATTAGGCGTGAGTATCTTACCAAGGAAAATGGCGCGATTTGCCGGTATCTGGTTATCCAGGAGCTTCTCGGTCGTATAACGAACGAATCAATCTTGGTAGCTCACAACGCTGCGTTTGATTCAAAGTTCTTGCCTGAGGTAAATGCTCGTTGGCTCTGTACAATGCGAGCCGCGAAGCACATCTGGCCTGGAGCTCCCGGCTATAGTAATCAAGTCCTCAGATATTGGTTGAAATTTAATCCCAAGGGCGTCGAAAATAAATTCCCACATCAAGCTATGTATGATGTAGCCACAACGACTGAACTACTGCTCAAAATGCTAGAACAACGGCCATTGGAACAATTGCTGCAATTATCGTCTATGCCAGCAAGACTCAAGACCATTGGATTTGGTAGGTATCGTGGCACTGAATTTAGTCAGATACCACGAGATTATATCATCTGGTTACGCAATCAATCTAACCTAAATGAAGATTTAGTCCACACGTTAGATTCTATCCTTAAACCATGAAAGACGGTGGATTAAGGGCTATCTTCCGAAACAAACTCCGCTCTTTTCACTGGACGTCGATTGAAACAGCCGGGACTGCTACAGGGGTTCCGGATAGTGAATTTTGTACTCCTGAAGGAGTACAAGGTTGGATAGAGTACAAACAGACTCATATCTGGTATGTCAAGTTTCAGCCATTTCAAGTTTCATGGCTGGACAAGCGTAGCCGGTATGGAGGCAGAGCTTGGATTGCGGTGCGACGAGTTCCTAGGGCTAAGAAACACGGGAATGCTGATGAATTATGGTTGATGAAAGCCGACCAAGCCGTTGCTTTGGAAAAGTTTGGTTTAGAATTTGTGTCAGCTTGGATGTGGAATGGGGGTGAAGGGAACTGGAATTGGGAAGAAATTCGCAGCTTGCTCTCAACACTGTAAAGCGTTATAATGGGTTGGTAGCGAGAAAGGGTACAATATGACTCCTGAAGATTTACTAGAATTACTAATTGTCGCGGCTAATGCCAAGACAGAAGAGGAACAAGCGCGCGTTGCATGGCGAGCCAGTGACTATATGTGGCGGGAATGCCATACATATGATCTAGTTATGTGCCGCCAGTTCAATGATCTACTCCAGGATAAACAATGGCCGCATGTAGGTGAACTTTGGACTAAAGAAGAAGTGTTGGCGGTACTGGAAAAATGCAGAGCTAAACCGCGTGCATAGCAAGTATCAACATCAAGAACAAGGCGTAGCACTTCTTGGAAAAGAAGATATATTCGCCCTGTTGCTTGAACAAGGAACTGGCAAAAGCCGAATTGTTGTCGAGGATTGGGTTGCGCGCGCAACATCCAACCGGCAAATGGACCTTGTTGTGATAGCTCCGAAAGGATGCTATCTCAATTGGATCGAAGAACTTAATAGTTGGACCCCACCAGATTTCAGTTACTACCTAGGAATATGGCGCAGCGGAGGTAATAAATCACAAAAGCACGAGTTAGATAATCTATTGTTTGCGAAAGGCCCACGTTGCCTGTTAATGAATGTTGAAGCCCTTAACCGGGTTGGACCTGCTCGGGACTATATACTCAAATTCTTATACGGGCATAAAGTAATAGGTGTGATTGATGAAAGCACAACTATTGCACATGAGGACGCCCAAAGGACCAAGTTCATTTTGAATGCACTTGCTCCTAGGTTTGCCGTGCGCCGGATATTGACGGGGTTAGTTGCGCCTGAAAGTCCTATGGACTTATTCACGCAATATCATTACTTAGACTGGAGAATTATTGGGCAACCGACTTATTGGGGGTTTAAGAACCGATATAGCATCATTAAAAAGGTAGACTTCCGACCAGCAGAAGCCCGCATGTCTAAGGCTCCGTCTAAAATGGCGAATGTGGTTGTGGGGTTTCGTAATCTAGAAGAACTAAACCAAAGGATAATGGCTAAGAGTTACCGGGTCCTCAAGGCAAACGTACTTGATTTACCGCCAAAGATTTACCAATTTTGGGATGTAGATTTAACTGACCAGCAAGACACTATCTACCGGCAAATGCGCGATATAGCTATGGCTCAACTTGATAAAGGCGAGTTTACTTCCGCCAGTATGAAGCTAGACCAACTTGGGAAATTACAGCACATTCTATGTGGACATGTTCGTAATGAAGATGGTACTCTGTGGGATATCCCTGAAAAGCGTACGGATGCAGTTGCTGAGATACTGCACAACCACTCCGGTAAAGCCATAATCTGGGCTCCCTATCCACGGGCATTACAAAAAATTCGGGACCGACTTCGCAAGGAATTCGGTCCCGAAAGTACCGTCTGCTTCTGGGGAGAAACTTCACTAGATGAACGAGTCGATGCCCGTGATCGTATACAGAATGATGAAAAATGCAGGTTTATCGTAAGCAATCAAAGTGTTGGCAAGTTCGGCAACACATGGACTGCCTGCGATTTAGTGATTTACTATGCCAATAGCTTTGATAATGAAGACCGCCAGCAAAGTGAAGATAGAGCACATAGAATAGGACAAACTAAATCTGTAACATACATCGATCTTAGAAGCTCTGGGACTATCGATGAAAAACTAATTCAAGCATTACGCAAAAAGATTACTGTCAGTTCAGAGCTACAAGGAGATGGGTTTAGATCATGGTTGGTGTAATCGATACATGGGGCTATGTGAAGAAAAACCGTGGGCGACAAGTCCGCACAGAACCAGTAGAACCTGAAAAGGTATTGAAGATAATACAAATGCGTGAAGAACAGAAAATGTGTTGGCGAGAAATTGCTGAACACATGGGAATGACGCACCAGGGGTCTTATCTACTATACAAACGATGGCGTGAATGGGCACACACAGAAAGGATGACAGGGACATGATTGAAGATATTCAAGGGTTTATAACTATAGAACTTGTGTTGCTAAGTTCTTTGTTTGAAGTTCAAAAAGGAATAAACCCTTTTGCTATCATTGTTAAGGGCGAGGACAGGTTTCTCGTTCCTTTGACGTATAAAAATGCCACACATAAAGATATCGTAAGCCAAGGGCTGAAAGACTTAGTTAGAACTATGGAACCTGATGCTATAGTTTATGCAGCCGAAGCATGGATTAAATTAGTAAAGAGTGTGAATGACGAAATGCCAACTTCTCTAGCTGATGACCCTGATAGAGGGGAAATATTAATGGTTCAAATAGAGTTTAAGTCTGGTGAAAAGTACTCGTGCATGGCTAATATTATTAGGGAAAAGGAAGACGTAAAGCTCAGTCAATTTGATATTAAATCTTCAGAACCCATTAGTGGGAGGTTCTGCGACTTCTACCCCCCTAGAACGCTCAATTGAGCCAAATGCCCCACGTTGCCCCGTGGTAAGCTGTTTTTGCCAAGCTACTACCCTAGCGGCCACCCTAAAATAACGCACTACGGGGCAACGTAGTGGCAAGAAAAGCCCCTCCCAGCGGCTATTTGCCCCCCACAACCTACCTAGGCTATCTTTTAATAGAAAAAGGAATAGGAGTTCCGCCAATCCGACCAAGTGAAGGATTAGTAAATGGAACAGGAGTTCCACCCCTATGTCCAAGAGATGGGTTTTCTAGTAATTGTTTAGTCATCCGTATAATATATGGCAAAGATTTATAATGACCATCAGCTCGAATGGTGATAAAATCCTCAAGTGGAGTAATGTGATAAGGAATTGAAGGAGAAGACCAGGAACCCATCTGGGCACCTATTCGTCGAACGGGAAAGTGATTTCCACGACATCGTCTGTTTCAATCCCAAGGTCAGTCATCAACCCTGGCGAAAGATCGGCGACGCGCCCAGTGTACTGATTAGGTCCCCAATCGGCCGGGAACGCTGTCAGCGCGATGCCGGTTTTCTGCGCCCGCACTAAGGCGACTTCACCACCCTTGAGCATATCTTTCGAGGTCACAGAATAATCCCAGCGGCAAGCGAGATAGTGAATGTACGGATTTAGCCTGCGTGCGAGCCCGCTGGTGCCGGACGGCTGCGTCGGCAGGAACAAATGCTCGGCCTGATCGATCGAGGTAATGAACGCCAGTCCCTCATCCTCGGCGACTCCTTCATCATCTGGGCCGCCGAAGTTCGAGCACTTGCCGGTAGCCTCGAACAGTGCCTCCGACAATTCCGGTGGCGGTGTCTCCCCGGCAATGTCTCCCTCCCCGCCCAAGATGTCCGCAATGGCGTCACACACATCCAGGAAATGCTCGTTGTAGATGTCAGCATCAGCCTCGCTGTCGACGAAGCAGACCTCCAGCAGGATTGCCGGCATCTCGGTATTGTTCAGGAAGAACAGGTCCGTACGTTTTTTCGCGCCGCGATTAATGAAGCCGCACCGTGCGATGGCAGTGGACATTTGACTGGCGAGCGTGCTCTGGGTGACGTAGAGTACTTCAACACCCATTGGCTTTGAGACCTGTTCATAGGCATTGAAGTGGACGCTCACATCAAGATCGCGCGCCTGTGCGTTGTGATAGTTCACAATGGTGTTGAGGTTGGTGTTCTGATCGTGCGAAGTATTGTCGTGAAAGGTCTTTACACTCACGCTGCGTGCGCGCAATGCACCGGCCACGCAATCGACCACTCGGCGGGCCTCGTCGACCTCATCGAGGATGCCGCTCGCCCCGCGCACATATTTCCCATGACCAGATGATATGACGATACGCTCGTAGGCCATCACAGCCGCTCCTATGGATTGATATTCAGCTTGCGCGTCATCACATCGACGATGCGATCGATGCTTTCCTTGTTCGCTTCGGTCTGCTTTTCCAGCACGGTCAGCCGGTTGTCGATTACACTCAGATGCGGCGAGCCGCGCACTTCCAACGTGTTGACCCGCGTTTCCAGTTTTACAGAATAGGCGATAATGCTGACACCGGCCGCGCCGATGGCGAGCGCCTGCGCAATCAGGAAATAAACGAGTGTTGAATTTTCCTTGACCCAGGATTTAAGCTCGGTCATCCGCTCGCCTTTGCAATGAATTCGCCGAGCGTCAGTGGTGGATGGCCCTCTATCGCCCGTAGGCGGTTTTCGTGATTATACAGCACGGTGGTTTCCGGCGCGGGCATGAACGGTACCGGTTCTGGCGGTACGTAGGGATCTGGCACGCCGCCATCGGCGAGCCATGCTTCATATTCAATGCGATCGTGGTTTGCAGAATCGTTCGGTACCCACGCTTGATCGGCGACGCGGATCACCATGTCGGTCGCGGTTAACTGATACTCAGCCATCATATTCTCGCACTTAATTTCACAAATCCATTCACCGCGGTGATCTGCGGACTGGAACTGGCGGTTGTGACCTGAAACAATGCATTGTTGGCGACCTGATAGGTCGGATAGCCACCGGCGTTTCCGGTCTGAGTAATTCCGCTCGCATCCAGCGTCGGGGTGGCGCGCATCGGGACATCGAGCGGAAATGGCCATGCATAGGCGTTTCCATCACCATGCCAGACATTGGCCGAGACACCAACCGACTGAAAGTAGCGTTTGCACACCAGTAGTTCGCTCGCGTAGTCCGGCACCTGAAAGGCAGGCGCGACCGTGCCTTCGGTGAAACTCACGTCAAACAACTCAAAGATATTGGTGACAGTTCCGGCGAAGTTTAGCTGATTGGCGGTGCCACAAAAATTTCCTGCCGTCCAGACACCCGCAGGTGTTTGCCCGCTCGTACCGGCAACCAGTGTGATTAAAAGATACGCGCTGCCAGAACTGCCAAGAGGCCATGATCCAGTCTGATCCATCTGGAACGTCACCGACTTGACAACATCGGTGTTTGCCTCACCGGATGCGATCGTAAATTCGGCGACGTAAGATCGGTTAGGGGCAGCACCCGTATAATTCTGCATGGCAACGCAATAGGTACCAGCCGGTCCTTTGCAGCCGAATTGAACGGTCGCTATCTTGGCTGATGATGTGCCAAGAAACAGATCGGAAAGACGCAGTTCTTCAAATGCCTGTCGAATGTACATGGAAGCCCCAGCGGTGAGTGCAGCGGCAGTTGTCACCGTAACACGGAGCCTAGTATTCGAACCTCCTGGCGTTTTCGCCACGACCTGTGCAGAAGACACAACTGCTGTCGTGTTGAAGAATGTCACCGTAAACTGATCAACTGGATATGCGTTGTTCGCCGTAACTGCTGTTCCACCGTTCTCCTGGCTGACCTGCATCCCACCATTGATGATGTAGTTCTTCTTTGTCACGTTGATGTTGGCGCGAGCCTGCGCTTGCTGCGCCGTTGTCAGCGTCTGCGCGGCATCGTATCGCACGGCTGTGCGGGTAATGGCACTGCCGACAAACGCTGTCGTTGCAATCGAGGTGTCATTGTCACCCGCTGTCGGCGTCGGCGCTTGCGGATCACCGG